CACTATATTCAGAAGATACAGTGCCTAACACTCCTGCTGCAAACAACGTAAGAAGTGGAACAACATACGGAGCAGGAAGTACATTAGTCGGGACTATCGTTATGCCAACAGCAGCAAACGTGAGAAATGGTGTGGTTTACGATAATGGAACAACAGGAATAGCACTATTTACAACATCGCAACTATTAACTGAAATATCAGGTAGCTCTGACGCGGTAGCAGTAAGGATAAGGAACTGCGCTACTCCTCAGATACTTGGTGAAATATTAGAAGCATATAAAAAATGAGAGGGTTTATACTACTTATAATCGCTTTGCTCCTATCGTTAGTAGTTCTTCCGGTAGGATTCGCATTTCAGATAATCACCGCATTATTTCGGGGAATAGACAAGTACTTATTCCGCATGGCTAAAAGTATAGACCAATTTGGGAATGTAGTATGCGAGCACTTGTTTAACGTGACCTTGATTAAGAAGGGAGGGTACAAGTTCGGAAATGAAGACGTGACAATCTCTCACGTGTTGGGTATAAACAAAAAGATTAACACATTGACTTTTACAGGTAAACTCTTATCCGATTTATTAAATTTGATTGAAAAAGACCACGTAGAAAAAGCAATAGAATATGAGCGCAAAGATTGAACCATTAATGATGTCATTGCTAAGCATTATGGCATTCGTAACCCAAAATGACGTAGTTTTCGTCTTCACAATAACAGGTTATTCTGTTTGGATTTTACGCAACTTGCCAGCAGCTATCAAAGTAATTAAATCAATTAAAAAGAAGTAATATGCCGGAATGGTTAAAAAGACTCACGAAGACAGACATCCGTAATACCCTTGCAATATTTATTGTAGTTGGATGCTTTATCTTAATGTATCTACTACAGATGAAACCTATCCCTGAGCAGAACCACGACCTTGTATTAACAGTAGGAGGATTCATATTTGGAGGAGCATTAGCAGGAGTGGTAGGGTATTACTTTGGTAGTACCAAAACAGATAAAAAGGCTGACTCTGAATAAACACGCAAACAATGAGGGCACTATTCCTTACTTTGTTTTTTTTATATTCGTGTAGTAAGAATGATAACGTAAGCATACCTTCAATCAAATTAGAGGTTTGCGAATTACCTAATGGCGAGTACAATACTATATTTAGGATGCCTCCTAAAGAGCAAGAAGAAGCACTTAGAAGAAGTGGTGGTAAAACAAGAGACACAGATAGAGACGGTATAACTGACGAACAAGATAACTGTCCTGTAACATTCAATCCAGACCAGTTAGACTCTGATAAAGATGGAATAGGAGATGCTTGTGACGCAACACCATTCCCTCCTCCTCCAGCATTTGGACAGTGGGTGATATTTTTAGACTTCGATGGTCAGAACATTACTAGTCCTGAATGGGTTGCTCAAAATGGAGGTAATCCTTTTTATGCAACTCCTTCTGGTCTTAGCTCAACAGAGGTTAATAATATTGTAGATTCTGTTAGAAAAGACTATCAGCAGTTTGCTCCAATAGCAATTACCACAGACTCAGCTGTTTACAACGCTGCTTCTCTTGTAAGAAGACAGAGGGTGGTGATAACAGAAAACTTTGAATGGTATTGTGGACCAACAGCTTGTGCTGGAGGTGTTGCTTATATAGGGTCTATAGAATGGGGGAAAGATGTTCCTTGTTTTGTGTTTAGTAAAGCTCTGTCATATAGACAAAAGTATATTGCAGAAGCGATTTCACACGAAACAGGACACACGTTAGGGCTCTACCATCAAATCTTATGTACTGGAACAACTTTTGTAAGAGAACATAATTCTGGAAGTGGTACTTCTACAACAGGAAGTTCCCCAATAATGGGCAGTTCATATACAAGACCTGGATATTGGTGGATAGGGCCTAATTCATTTGGATGTTCAAATATTCAAAACGATAGTGTAATCATTAGACAAAAAGTAGGATATTAATATGAGAATTGATAGAGATATGCACTTAAAAGCTGGGTGCGCTATTAGCTTCGTTGCTTTGATATTCTTTGAAGCCATAAATGCTCATTGGATGTGGGTAGTTAGTGCTGTGTTCGGTGCAGCTCTTTTTAAGGAATTAAAAGATTGGCACGATTACGGAAAGTTTGATATCTTTGATGCGTTATATACCATAGCTGGAGGTAGTATCGGTATAGCACTCGCAATCTTTACATAATGAGATACATAACATTTTTATTTTTATCGCTATTTTTAGTGTCCTGTTTACTGCCAAAGAAACTTGACAAGTTCTTTGACAAGAAACCGACTTTAGCAGCAAAGAAATGCGAAGAGGTGTTTCCAATAAAGGAAACTACAGATACCGTTACTGTTATAGATTCTGCAATGATGCAAGCATATGAGATGGAGTTTGTATATCTCCACTCAATACTTGACAGCTTGTTAGGTGGTGGGGTTTCCGATTCGGTAAAACGTGAAATAGTTACCGTATTTCAGGAAAAGAAAGTTCCTGTTATCAAATATAAGTACATTACAAAGACTGTTGAAAGTACGGCAAAGATTCAAGTTATCAAGGATTCCTTAACTACTATTATTGATGAGTTAGCTGAAGATGTAAAAGAGAAGCATAACGAATACATAGCTACTTACTATGATTACACCATAGAAAGAGAAAAAGCGGAAAAGTTTAAAAGGCAAAGAAATAGCCTGTATTGGTGGCTATTGATTTTGATAGGTTTATTGTTTCGCAGACCTGTTGTAAGGGCAGCATCTAAATTAATCACTAAAATTTAATCATATGTTTTTAGAAATAGCGCCATTATCAGAAAGTTTTGATATGTTCATCGCTCTTGCATTCTGCTATCTTCCTCCGTTTATTTGGTTTTACTTTGGCTACAAAGCATCTAAAAGCGGAAGCTACTATAAAAAGCAGCGTGAAAATATGCCTCCCGGATATTATGAGTGGGCCGAGTCAGATATAAATGTTTCCTTTTGGAAAACAGGCTATTTTTATTTTGGATTGACATGGCTTATTTTAGGAAGTATTTTCTTTTGGGCTTTGCTGTGGCCCGACCATTCTGACGTTTGGTTTGTCAAATAATGTCTTGACAAAATTTGTCAAAAGTAAATCTATATGCTGACATTCATCTTACCTGCAATATCTGCTGTTATTTGTGCCGCAATCGAATATTTGCGTATCAAAGCAACTCAGGGTAAGGTAGCGAATGTGAGTAAGTTTTGGAGCGTTACAATAGCTTTCGTCTTTTTCGGCTTCTGTTTGGCTTTATCGATTGATTATTACGACTACATCCTTCCACACCACGTTTTATTTTATGGATTATACTTTGTAGGGTGCAGAGGGTTGATATACGATGTAGTTTTGAATCTTCTAAGAGGTCTTAAATACAATTACGTTTCACATACAACAAACAGCTTTATAGACCGTATCATTACTAATAAGTACTCATTTATTGTTATAAAGTTTGCATACTTGCTTATTATGATTATATTTGGGGTACTATGGCAATTGCGTTAGTAAAGTACGACTTAAGTAACGAAGACGACAAGATGGACTACAAGAGAGCCAATGCAAGCCTGAATATGGCTTGTTTCATCTTTGAGGTACTTATAAATGGTAAAAAGAAGTTCAGAGATTGCGATGATGCCGATAAGATATGGGAGTATTTATGGGAGACAGCAAAAGATAATGGAGTCGAAATAGACAACCTAATCCAATGACTAAAAAAGAAAAGTCTGCAATAATAACTGAGTATTGTAAGCAGTACAAAGAATTAAAAGACTATACGCTGGCCAAAAAGATTTACGAGGAAAACAGAAGCACATTTGTGTCTATAGATTCAGTAAGAAGTGCTGTTAGAGCAAGAAGAGGACATAATGGAGATTTTAAAAGAGCTGCAACAGCTGATAAATCTCTATATACAGAGAAGACATACGATACAACCAACTACAAGCCGTTTAAGGAGGTAATAGAAACTGGTGCAAAGATATTAATATTTGATATTGAAACAGCTCCTATAAGGGCTAAGGTATGGGGTATATGGAATCAGAATATATCTATAGACCAGATAGAGAGCGATTGGTTTATCTTTACTTGGGCAGCTAAATGGCTGTTTGAGGATAAGGTTTACTCAGGATGCCTTACATCTAAGGAAGCTATAAAGCAGGATGACAAAAGAATACTTAAAGGGATATGGGAGCTGCTGAACGAAGCCGACATTGTTGTCGCTCACAACGGAGATAAGTTCGATATACCTAAGTTGAATACTAGGTTTTTGCTAGCAGGTATGGAACCGCCATTACCTTACCAATCAGTGGATACCCTTAAACATATTAAGAGGAACTTTGCATTTACGTCAAATAAACTGGAGTTCGTTAACAGGATGTTGGGGCTACCTAGGAAGTCTAAGCACGAAGGGTTCGACCTGTGGAGCAAGTGCTATATTGGTGATAGTGAATCGCTTAAGAATATGCTTGACTACAATGTTAACGATGTTAGGATACTTGAAGAGACGTATCTTAGGCTGAGACCTTGGATTAAACCCCACCCGAATACGTCACTATTTATTTTGGATGAACACACATACAGATGTCCTACTTGTGGTAGTAAAGACCTTATAGAGCAGGGGAAGAAGTACTACACTACTGTAAATGCTTATAGTCAGTTCAGGTGTGGAAATTGTGGTGCTACAGGAAGGAAAAGAATTTCCGATATTGCAATAAAGCAGCGGAGGCATATCCTTTCAAGCAATCCAAAATAATAGTATATGATAGACGAAAAAGAGATTATATCACCGATAGAGTATGGTGATAATGAATTATTGAATATCATAGACAATCAGTTGATAGTTCTTTCTACCATTGCTGATATAGCTGATTCTGAATACAGAACGTATGACGATGAGATAATAGAGATGAATGTAGTTAAAAAGAATGCTTATAGGATTATACACGCTGCTCAGAAGAAGATTCAGAAGTACATTAAAACATACGAGTTTAACATAGAAAATAACGATGAGTAAT